TGGTTATGTCGAATGCAGGATATTCAATGACTTCAGGCGTGTTGTACTGCGCCCATTGTGGGCTGTAATAGAAACAACTGCCATCCACATTCGACCGCACATTCTTGAACTCCAATACTTTCATCTCGTATGATGTACCTGCTCTATTCCATACGCATTCAATCGCACAACCATTATACAACTCCAAGTCTGTAATCAGTTGATAGGTGAACTCATTCATCGACTGCCATCTGTTCACGCTGTCGTATAATGCTTGCACCCTTGCATCTTGCACCTGCACCTCTACACCCTGCCCATATACATAGGTAATCTTTGAATTGACAATAGCATTGTGCTTCGCAGAACGATTGTATAGTTCAATCAGATAGTTCGGATATAGATTGTCCTCACCATACGTCACATAGCCATCACGTGGTCGCTCGATGTTGACTGGTATCTTGTGTGCTTCAAGTTGCACCTCATATAGGTTAGCCTTATCAGTTGTTTTTCTCATATATCGTATTCGTGTTGTTTACTTGATGTGCAGTTATTGTGCTGCGTTGCCAAATTACTAAAGCCAAGCCACGTTCAAGGACTTGACCTGCTCCTGTTAGCACCGTGTATTCGTGATAGCCTAAGTCAAGGTTCACTTCGCCATTCGCTGCAATCGGGTTGGTTGTGTCCTTTATCGTAAGCAGGTTGTATCGCTGCCTGTAATTGCTGATGTCAACCACGTTGCACTGCTTGACTTCGTTTGTCTGCTTCGACTTGAATTGAATAACGAAATTCGTTTCGTCGTAGTCGGTCATTTCGCTTGCAGTGACCACCACCGTTGAATTGCCGTTCTTCTGCATTATTATCATAATAGTAAATAGAATATTGGCAAAAGTGTAATAAATAAAAATGCCCCACCATTACGGCAGGGCATTCTACAAAATCTATGAACCAATTTATGCAGGTAGCAATAGTGCGGCAATGATGCCTGATGCAACTTCTTTCGCAGGCAGTGGTTCTTTGCCTGTGAACTCTAATTCGTATCCATTTCGGTCGTCAATCAATTTGCCAAATGTCGCAGTGCGGTTGATAAGGTTCAAGCCGTAGCCCTCACCATATAACCAGTATTTGTCATTGGAATCTTTAACGATGATGCAGACACGATTCTTCGCAACGATGTACAACTCATTGCGCTTGTTCGTTTCTTGCTTGTACAACGGAATCTTAACAGACTGCTCGTGTGCAATAGTGCCATTCTCGGGCTTCTTGATTGCATTCTCTGACACCTCGCCTTGCTCTGAATATAACTCGTATGTCCAGAACTGCTTGCCCGATGCCATCGTGATTGCAGTGATTGCGCCTGTTACCGTTGTAACTGCTGTTACGTTATTGAACTCGGTGATATATATTTCTTTTACACCACCTGCATTATCGCCTAAGCAGTCAAGACTGAAACCTTGTGTTAGTAAACAACTCATATTCGTAAGGTGGTTTTAAGTGATGTTAAGAATTTGAATATTCAACGATTTCAGATGGGAATGCAACCTGCCATCCACGACGATAACGGAATGAATACTTCACGTTTTGGTCGTCTTGGCTGTACCACATCTCTGCTGCTTCTTCTTCGTTAAGCAAGTCAACGCCTAAGAATAAGTTGCGGTCAGGGTCCATAGCAAAGATGAACGGATTGTCACCGCTATTTGAACCAAGTCCATCAAGACCGTGAACAGGTATGATTTCGTGCACTGAACCTTCAGCAAATATGTTCTTCTGATTGCCGCCCACAGGGAAGTGGAACAAGTTGTCGATGAACATCTTTTGGCGATATAGTTCTGCAATGTCATAGCCGCAGAATATCTTAACGCCTGCATTACCTTTCAACTGAACAGGAATCTTCGCCACCACATTCTGCATGATAGTGCGCACGTTTGATGTAGTCACTGGTCCTGATACCGCAGTAGCTACATTCGTACCCGTTGCAGCCTTAATGATTTTTATCAAACCATCATAGATTGACAAGTATGCAGATGTTGAAGTCGTGTCGCCCTGCCAGTCAGCAGTTTCTTGATGCTTCTTAATCTGCTCAACGATGTCAGTCACAATCTTTGCAGGTATGTCGGATTCGGTGTACTTCTGTCCGTTCTTCAACAGGATTTGTGTCCACTTAGCTTCAAGTGTACGTGGACAAAGTGTGTCCTGATACTTTACCGCTTTAGCATCAATCTCACGCTGCGTGAATGCAGTCGTACCTGATGCAAGGAATGAACAGCCATCACCTGATTGTGGAATCGGCGTGTTGGTTAAAATTTGCAAAGCCATTTTGCTCTTAACACCTACTTGCACGTTTGCCAATGCAGCGGTTTCTGATTCGAAGTGTAAGGCTGTGAGCAGCTCCTTACTGGTTTGGTTAACGTAGTCCGTTAACGATGAAACTGAGAATGCCATTTTATTTAGTTTTTATTGTTTTTAATGTGGTTAGTATTGAATCGATTTTTTGTTGTTTCTTGTCCTTTGCTGTGGTGAACTGCTGATTCTCTTTTTTCAGTTCTGCTGTTGGCAGGTCGCCTATCTTCTCAATCAGTTCAAACATCTGCTTGTTGGTTTCTTTCTGCTTGTCGATTTCAGACTGCATCGCTGACATCTTGCCCTCGATGGCATCCATCAACTCTTTCAACTTCTTGCCCATATCTTCTTCGTCTTTCTTCGGGTACATACCTGCTTCTGTTTCGGCAGGTGTTGCAGGAAGCACAGGCTCGATGGCTGTGATAAGTCCGTTCGCTGTGGTTACCTTAGTACCATCTTCAAGTTCGTGCGTTCCATCTGGTGCTGGGTTCGTACCTTGTTCAGTAACGACCATAAGCGGATAGCCCACTTGAAGTTCGTCATACGTTATCATAGTGCCATCTTTCAGCTTGCCCTCGCCCATCATCTTTTCTTCTTCTTTGGGTTTTTCTGTGGCTTCAGGCATAGCTTCGCCAAGCCCTAACAGGATGCGCATCTTTGCGAATTTCTCTTCGCCGATTAATTCTTTGATTGATTGTCTAATATCTGACATAGCAGGTTGTTTACTATAAATAGCAATCCTGCATAGCTGTTCAACTTAGAACTTCTTTCAGCTTGTTGATGACCTGCTCATCCGTTGCAGTGATTAACTTTTTCAGAAAGAAACCCTCTACGCTGAAGCCTTTGAATGTGCCTGCTTTTATTAAGTTCCACACCTCGTCATTCTCTATCTTGTACGAACCGAACCAACTGCCATCGGGTATGTTGTCGAAGCCTGTCGGTGCTGTTATGCCACGCTGACTGTCGATAATGAAACTCTCGAACATATACACGCCCTCTACCTGCTGACCGTTGTGCATCAAGTTCACCGAATGTTGGAATCCATCCTTGTGGTACTTCATTACAAGCTGCTCAATAGTCGCTGCATCGAATACGACATAGAACTCGAAGCCATCAGCACCCTTGCGATATATAGGCAGGTTGGCAATCATTAGCGGTCCAGTTACTATCCTGCGTTCTTCATTTTGTACTGCAAATTTCAACTTCTGCTCACGGTCTATCTGTTCAAGTTTACGTTGCGCCCATTCGACACCTGCATCGCCACCCCACGCAAGCCACATCAACCGACCACACCCATCGCCAAGTTCTTTCTGTGAATTTTGTCTGTGCCGCTCAAATGCTGCCATACGTGCAATCGTGTCACGACTTATAGGTTCGCCCTTTGCAAGTTGATTCGCCCTTGCCTTACCTACTGCTGTGCCACATTCGCCCCATCCATTTTCTTCAGCCCAACGCAATGCCACCTTTGCATTTTCTGATGCCTGCTTCGGATAGTCGTCATAGCTGTCTTGGAATTGCTCCGACATCCCTTTATTCTCATACATACTGATGCACATCGCAATGGATTGGTCTTGCTCCTTGCCCTCGTCAATCATTGCAGGTATGCAGCGGCTTAAAAACTCTGACTGCGTTTCGCCTGCCTGTGGCTCGATGAATATCTCTGCATTGAACTTCATCCACATGCGCTCGATAGCAGGTTGGTCAACTAAGGCAACGGCGTTTAATCCTGTGTCGCTGTTGTCGTCAATTATCATCTTGTAAATTGGGAACTTATCCATATAGTGCTTTTGTTTTTATGTCTGTTATTCGATTCTGTGATGTGCTGATGTCGTCTTCAAGAACATACGCCTTAATCGGTTGCTGCCCTTGTTCTTGCCCTTGTGGTATGATTGTGCCTTGTGGGTTGAATGTTGGAACGGTCGGTGCTGTTGGTGCAGATATTGAACCGCCACCACCGCCACCTGCTCCTGCACTCGACACACTGCCGCCGCCACCCTCGAATTTCTGTTTTTGTATAACAGCAACACGTGCAAGACCTGAAGCAAGTGCAATACCTGCCGCAATAGCACCCCTGACTGGTGAAGTGACATCCGCAATCGGATTGAACTGCGACTTGTATGCTGATTGTGCTGATAGTACTGTGTCGATTGTCGCTTGTGCAATGCTTACCGCCTTATTGATAGCAAATACCCTACGTGCTGATGCGTTGCTTTTCCCTTGAAATGCTTCCGTTAATTTCTGTATAGCAGAAAGTGTATCCTGCGTGGATTGTATCTTAAATGCGTTAATCCTGTTTAATCTGTCCTGCTCCGCTTGTATATCTTGCTTTTGCTTTTCCTCACGTTTTTTTCTTTCATCTTCTTCAATCTTCTGTCGCTCTTGTGCCGCTTCTTCTTCTGTCTTACCGACTTTCGCCGTAGTTGCTTCAGGTGGTGGCGCAGGTGTTGTGGTTAATCGTTTCAATTCTGCTTCGGTAGCTGCAATCTCTCGCTGTTTAGCTAAGAACGCATCACTGCCAATGACAAGGTTATTTAATTCCTCTCGCAGTCTGGTTAGCCTATTGTTGTAATCATTCAAACTTCCGCTTACATAGGTCTTTGTCTGTTCATCTACTTTAGATATGGAATCGTTGTACTTATCTGTTTTTTGCGTAGAATCGTCAAGTGTTTTGTTCAATTCTTTTTGGCTATCATTTGCCGCATCTGAACTCGTTACCCAGTTCAATACTTTGCTTGCACCACTTTGAACAGCACCAATGAATTTGCCGATAAGTGGGATATCCTTTAACGTATCAAGAAAACTATTTATAGCCTGCTTGACCTTTTCAAAGTTGGCTATCAATGCACCAAGTGCGACAGTTACCAACCCTATGCCCGTTGATGCAAGTGCTATCCTGAACAATTTCAATGCGCCTGTTGTGCCGCCGACTACTGTTGCGTATGCTGATTGTGCTGTGGTCAGTGCAACAGTCTTGATGATGCTCGCCTGCTTCAATCCATCCGCAATAGATTGTGTCGCCTGCAATAGTGCCGTTGCTGATTGAACCTTAACAAGTGTAGCTTCAAGGTCTTTATTCTTGTCACCGAATAACGCCGTTGCAGATATAGCCGCTGTCAATCCACCTGCCACCGTTTGACCGAATGCAGCGAATGCCTGCGCCTTTGCTCCAGGATCAAGTGCATTGATTTTCTCTTGCAAATCTTTTACTTGGTCACGTGCTTCGGCTGCTTTCTTTGCATACGTATCTGATAGCGCTTTGTCGCCTGCCTTTTCCGCTTCCAATGCAGCAGCAGTCAACTGTTTTATTTCGTTGCGTGCTTCTTTAAGCGCATTCGTGCTTGCTCCTGTGTTGACCTTTACATCTAATACTACTTCTGCCATAACCTTAAATAGAAAATGTTAAGAAATGAATTGCAATATCTCGAGTGCCTTGTCCTTACGTGCCACCGTGTAATATGTCGTCTGTGCATATCCGTTCGTTGTAAAGTTCGTTGACCAAGCAGAATCCTGACCGTTCTCGAACCATAAGCGCAAGCGTGGTGAACCGATACGCCAGTCATCAACGTGGTTGCGTACTGCATTCAGCAGATTCACATACTGCTGCGTGGTTAGTTCTGCTTTGAAATACTCAAATAGTTCTGCAATCTGATAGTTGCGCACTTCCTCATACTTATTATCTGCAAGCACCTCAACGGTTGATAGTATGTCGTTTTCGTAATATTGAATCACGTTGCGAACT